CAGGGTTGTCTCTTATGCAATCGCTGCTGCCGCTATCTTTGGCACTCAATGGGTTATTGGGATGGTTGCGGCTGCGGGGGCAACAGCGAGCCTCTCTGGCGCATTGCTATTTCTTAGAACTGCGCTCATAAGGACAGGTATTGGTATTGCCATCGTCCTTGCTGGTGAACTAGTCTACAGGTTCATGCAACTTGTGCAAGGTGCTGGCAGTTTTGCCGCTGCTATGGCATTGCTCGGTGATCTAGCCTCAGAAGTCTGGGGTAGGATTAAGATGGGCGGCGCTTTGCTTGTCGAGTCCTTTTATGGTTACGGTCTTGACATTAGTGCAGCATTTTCTAATGCTTTTGCGAATGTTCTAGAGGCTTTTGCGGGACTGACCCAAGGTATCGCAAATGGTTGGAACACCCTTATGAAAGGTTTGGGTCTACCAGCAAATGCAAGTGGTGTTGGTGGTGACATAGCTGCCTCTGCCAGAGAAGATGCAGCTAGGTCGGCGGATAGTGCAAGAATCTATAGCGAAAGTGTCGCAGCATCTTGGGGCAACCTTTTTGGCCCCCTTGAATCTATGGACGCTATCAATGAAGCTATGGCTAAGGCTGATGATACCGCCAACAACATTGACATCCGCGATTGGTTTGGTGGCGAAGATGCTGCTGAAGACAAGGCCAGCGACCTTAAAAAAGTCAAAGATGAACTGACGGCTCTTGAAGAGTATATGAAAGAACTCGACAAGGCTCTTGATCCAGAATCCAACATGATTAAAGGTTTTAAGGGTTTGCAAGACGCCATGTCAGACTTCCTCTTCAACCCCTTTGAAAAGGGTATTGAAGGCATGGTGTTGCAGTTCTCTGATGCTTTGCGGCGTATGGCTTCTGACGCTCTTGCCGCAGGGTTTATGAAGATGCTTATTGGCGGTCTTGGTGCCTTGGCATACAAAGCTTTGGACAAGAAGAAAGATGGCGCTCCAGCATCCGGTCCAGAAGTCGCAGGCAAAAAGCGCGGCGGTCGCCTTACATCGCTGGATGGCGAAATGCAGACGCAGGAAAAGGTCGGCGGTCGCATTGCAAAGCGCGATGGCGGCAGCCTTGCTGGCCTTGAAATGAACAGCGGTGGTCGCGCTAAGAAGAAAAAGAGCGGCACCAATATCAACATCGTGATTGCAACTGGCAAAGGCCAGCCGCAGATGGACCCCAATGCGCAGCAAGCACCATCGCCTCAGGGCGTTCCTGTGCAGATGCCGCCTCCGCCACAGCCTCAGGCTGGCGCTCCTATGCCTATGCCTATGCCAGTGCCAGTGCAAATGCCGCAGGCAGGTGGTCCGGGCGCAGGTCCACAGCCAATGCCGCGCAAGGCTGGTGGCCGCACATACCGTTCGTACAAAGACATGGATGCAGGCGCTGGTAGCGGTTTGGGTCGTTTGGAAAAGACGGAGATTCAAAGGTACAAGCGTAAGAAATAAGCATATCTGAGTTTGGGCGGCGTTGGTTGGAAGAGCGTCGCCCAATATTTTATTTTATAGGACCTATCGATGAATTTTAATAATCTATTTGAATTCGAGTTGCTGAAACTCGTTGAGGCGCGCATCGCCACCCTTTCAGAAAACATCACAAACGCACATGCAGTCGTTGATTATTCCGACTACAAATACCAAGTTGGTAGGATCGCGGGTCTTCGCGAGTTCGAAGACCTGCGTGAAGAGGTCAATAAAATTATTTCTGAACGATAACTATGGAGAAAAATTAGATGCCACATATGAATATGACCCATGAAGAAGACCCAAAGGAATTAATCCTTCAGGCGCTGGGCGACATTGAAGAGTACAAGGTGTTCCACAATGAGGTGGTGGTCGCCGTTTACCTGCGCCCAGAAAAGACCAAGAGCGGCATTTACCTGCCGGATCAGCACCGTGACGAAGACCGCCACCAAAGCAAGGTCGGCCTTGTCGTTAAAATGGGCTCCGAAGCTTTTGACGATCCCAACGGCAATTGGTTCCGCGACATGGATGTAAAGCTGCATGATTGGGTTGTTTACCGTCCGTCAGATGGCTGGACAATCACCGTAAACAACGTGCTTTGCCGTGCGTTGAAGGACACAAACATCCGGGGCAGCGTCCCACATCCCGATATGATCTGGTAAGGAGGCGAAAATGAATATTGAAGATAACACAGAAGACCAATTTGAAATCGATTTGGGCGAAGATCCAAAGCCAGAAGAAGATATTATTGTCGAAAAGTCAGAGGAAAAAGCTGCCGAAGCTGATCCGGTAGACAACACCCTTGACGCCCTAAAGGCGCAGTTGGAAGAAGAGCGCAAGGCGCGTTTGGAGGCCCAGCGCCGCGCAAGCGAAGCTGAATATTCGGCGTATGAGGCGAAGGGTGAGGTGCAGGACACAAGCTTGCATCTGGTGTCGAATGCCATCGACACAGTCATCCAGAACAATAATATCCTCAAAGCAAATTACCGCGACGCCATGGCTATGGGTGATTTTGACACTGCGGCTGATATTCAGTCGGAAATGTCCTCCAACGCGGCCAAGCTTCTTCAGCTTGAGCAGGGTAAGCAGGCGCTGGAAAACCAACCACGGCAACCAGCCCCGACACCTTATGTGGACGATCCAGTTGAGGCGCTGGCGTCGCAGCTTTCGCCGCGTTCCGCTGATTGGGTGCGTCGGAATCCGCAATACGCAACCGACCCGCGCCTGTATCAAAAGATGCTGGCAGCGCACAATCTGGCTGTGGCGGATGACATCCCTGCGGATTCGGACGATTATTTTGCGGCAATTGAAGACACGCTTCGCATCCGCCGTCAGGATAATAGCGGTGATTATGACGCCATGGCTGACGCTGCAAAGCCGACGCAGCGCCGTTCAGCGCCACCAGCCGCACCTGTTTCCCGCAGTGGTGGAGGCGGTGGAAGCAAGCCAAACCGCGTCACCCTGACGGCGGCAGAGCGTGAAATGGCAAGCATGATGGGCATGACGCCTGAAGAATATGGACGCAACAAACTTACCCTTCAGAAAGAAGGCAAACTTAATTAAATTTGAGGAGTATTATTATGGAAACTATTGCACCAAAAAAACGCGGACGCCCACCAAAGGTTAAGGAGGCGCTCGATCAGGCAGCCCAAACCGCCGCAGAAGCAGTAAATATGCATGTCTTGGAACAGGCATTTGAGCCACTTGCTACTGCGCCTGCTGCGACGCATGCGGATACCGCGCCCACAATTCGTGCGGATATTCGGGCTCCAATGCGCGAAGAAGACCCTCGTACCCGCGCTGCGCGTCGTGCCGCAGAACTCCGCGATCACCTTGGTGATATGGACGAAGGTACTGATGATTTCTTCATCGATAAAAATGATATTCCGCCGGGCTGGGAATATGAATGGAAGCGTAAGCTTTTGCTGGGTGCCGAAGACCCTGCGTATCAGGTGGCTTTGGCCCGCGCTGGTTGGGAGCCTGTCCCAACGGCGCGTCACCCATCTTACATGCCAAATAATGGTGATCACCCCATTATTGAGCGTAAGGGCATGGTCCTAATGGAGCGTCCGTCGGAAATTTCTGACGAAGCCCGCGCCATTGAATTGCGCAAGGCGCGCAATCAGGTCCGTCAGAAGGAGGCCCAGCTAAATTCCGCAGAAGGCGGTCAGTTTGAGCGGGCAAATAAAGACCAATCACTGGTTAATATCCGGAAATCATACGACTCAATTCCGATTCCTTCATAAAAAAATTGGTAAATTGGGCGGCTATATGCCGCCCTTTTTATTGCATTGTTGACAAACCCGAAAAAATAAACGATTTATCGTGCCGCTTCCCCCGGTGCGGAGGCTCAAAAACCCTCAGTCTTAGTCGCCCCGGTGCGCGATGATGGCTTCCTAAAAGGAGATCCGTCATGGCAAATACTTTTGCGCCTTTCGGTTTTAGCCAGTTAAGTGGAACTGGTTCTGCTCCGACTTACGAGCAGGTTGTGGGCTTCTGCGCCTATAACACCGCTGCTATGTATTTCGGTGACCCTGTATTCCAGAACGCGAATGGTTCGATTTATCCTACCACTCCCGGTGCTGGCATCCTTGCTGGCGTTTTCGTCGGCTGTAAGTATCTTTCAGTTTCGCAGAAGCGTACCGTTTGGTCGAACTTCTGGGGCGCTGCTGACGTTGCTTCGACCAACACTGTTGAAGTTTACTACGTCAATGATCCGAATGCGAAGTTCTTGGCTCAGGTTGGTGGTTCGTCCTCAACCGGTCTTGCTGTCACCGACATCGGTGCCAACGTGCAGTTCGCTTACGGCACACCTAACACGATGAGCGGCCTTTCGGGCGCATACATCGACATCACCGTCACGCCAACAACGACAGCCACGCTGCCGTTCAAGGTTGTTGGCCTCGACACAGCGCCTCCGGGTGCGAATGGTACGGAAGCTGGCGCATACAATTATGCAATTGTTGCGTTCAACAACGTGTCCACTAAAACCCTCACTGGCATTTAAGGGAGTAAGGTACCATGGCTGTTAATTTATCAGCAATTAAAGACCTTCTGCTCCCCGGCTTGCGGGGCGTAGAAGGCAAGTACGAGATGATCCCATCTCAGTACGACAAGATCTTCACAAAGCATGATTCGAAGCTGGCGCTCGAACGTACCGCTGAAATGCGTTACCTCGGCCTTGCTCAGTTGAAGACTGAAGGCGGTCAAACGTCTTTCGATAACGGCGCTGGTGAGCGTTATGTATACAACCAAGAGCATAACGAAATTGCTCTCGGCTATGCAATTACGCGCAAAGCCATCGACGATAACCTGTACAAGACCCAGTTCCAACCATCGAACCTCGGCCTGATTGAGTCATTCCAACAGACCAAGGAAATCTACGGTGCGAACATCTTGAACACGGCAACAACCTACAACGCCAACATTGGCGGTGACGGCGTAGCGCTTTGCTCGACTTCTCACCCCATTGACGGTGGTACGGTTGCCAACACGCCGACCACTCAGGTCGATCTTAACGAAGCTACGTTGCTGAATGCGATGATTTCGATCCGCACGAACTTCAAGGATCAAGCTGGTCTGAAGGTATTCGCCCGTGGCCGTAAGCTTATCGTTCCGCCACAGCTTGAGCCTGTCGCTATCCGCCTCACCAAGACGGAACTCCGTCCGGGTACAGCAGACAACGACGTCAACGCCATCCTCAGCACCAGCGGTGGTCTGCCAGAAGGCTACATGGTCAACGACTTCTTGACGTCGGCCTATGCTTGGTTCCTTCTGACCAACATCGACGGTCTGTCGTACATGGAGCGCGTCAAGTTCGAAACCGACATGCAAGTCGATTTCGTAACCGACAACCTCTTGGTCAAGGGCTATGAGCGTTATAGCTTCGGCTATTACAACTGGCGTTCGATCTTCGGTTCGTTCCCAACGTCGTAATTAATCGGCACCCCCTCTCTTAACGGGGAGGGGGAACTTTAAAGGAGGTCCCAATGGGTACTACTACTTTTACCGGGCCGATTAAGGCAGGTAACGTCCTCCAGAGCGACGGCACCGGCAATCTTGCTGGTGTTGGTGGCTATAACGGCACGGCCAATGTTGGCTATGCGGTCATGGCTCAGTCACAGGCAATTACGCAGGCCACCAATGGTTCGTCTGCTGGTGTCTTCACGACTGACATTGTGATCCCTGCTGACAGTCAAATCCTCAGCATCACGCTGTTGGTTTCGACTATTTGGTCGGGCGCTGCATCGACGCTTGGCATTGGCACCACGGCTTCGGCCACGGCGCTGACTGCTGCTGGCGCTGTTGCAGGTGGCACAAAGGGTATCGTCAGCGCCAATCCCGGCACTGTTGATGCAGCTATTGCCAACTGGCGGGATGTTGGCGCGACTGACATTCAGGTCTTGGTTACATCCACAAACACGGGTAGCGGCGTCGGTGTTTTGACCGTCACTTATATCCAGTCCAATAACCTCACGGCATAAGGAGACTCGATATGAAGGGTCGTAAATCACGCGCTTCGGGTGGTGTAAATGAAATGGCGCAGGACTCTGCCCAAAAGAACTTGCGCTACACCTATCAAAGCAATGTCAACGAAGAAGCCGAAAAGCGCAAGCGTGGCGGCAAAACTGTTGGCAAAGTTAAAGGCATGGATGCCATGCACCATGCTGGCCGCAAGGCTCGTAAGTCCGGTGGGGCTTGCGACAATGGCAGTCCGTTCTCGTCCGCTCGTCAAGGCACCCCTGCAAAGGGTCGCAATGTCAGCGGTTCGTTGACCTGATCGCTAAGATCTTGTTGAAATAGAACGGGGGCTTAGCGGCCCCCGTTTTACTATGGAGAGCGGTATGTCTGATGCTTGGCAGCGTAAAGAGGGCCAGTCTAAGTCTGGCGGATTAAACGAGAAGGGGCGCGCATCCCTGCGCGCAGAGGGTCGCGACATCAAGCGCCCGGTCACCGCTGAAGAAGCAAGTCGCAGCCCTGCGGCAGCAGATAGGCGCGATAACTTCCGTTCACGGATGTGCGGAATGAAAGAAAAACTCACGTCAGCAAAGACAGCGCATGATCCGAATAGCCGGATAAATTTGGCGCTTAAAAGATGGGACGTGAAGTGCTAGTCTAGCGCTTCAATAAGTGCTATTTAACAGCATAGAATTTTGAAAAGGAAAATTGGCATGGCCACCTTTAATACCACTGGCGTTGTTAACCAATCCATCAGCCGCGTTGGGACCACTGAGCCCTTCGACCTTCAAGTCTCGCGTGGCCAAATTTCAGGTCATTCTGGCGTTGAGATTTTTGGGTATACGCCCAACATTTCCAACACTGCCACTGGCCCAATGTGGGAAGGGCAAACCCAGTCCGGTGGCCTATATACTCCTCCTTCGGCGGCTGCGCCATTGGTTTTGGTCAGCACTTCCACTTCCGACACGACAGCCCTTAGCGTCCGCATTGAAGGTTGTGGTGCAGACTTTGTCGAGTTGTCTGAAACAATCGCGCTTAACGGCACCACAAACGTCACAACCACAAATTCGTTTTTACGCATCAACGCGATGTATGTCACTAACGGGACAAATGTCGGCACCATCACGGCAAAGATCAGTTCAACGACCTATGCCCAAATTAACCCCGGAATTGGCCAGACGCAAATGTCGATCTACACGGTTCCGGCTGGGTATACCTTCTACCTGTCATACACCCAATATGATGCTGCGATTGGCTTCACATCCAGTTCGTTTATGACGGCGCAGGAGTACAACAAGGACAACGCGTCTGGTGCTGTCACCGTGACGCACCAAACGGTGTTTGTGCAAAAGCAGGAAACTCCGTTTACTTCGCCTATCGCGCA